CGACTTCCTCAAAGTTGCCGTAGCGCCCGGAGCGGTCGCGCTCGTAAATGCGGTAGCTGACCGGACGGCCAAGCGCGTCGAGCGTAATGCCGCCGATATAGCCGCTGTCGTTTTGGTTTAAGTCGATGTCCCTGCCGATGCGGTCGGCAGTGATGGGTTGCAGCTTCAGCGATTCCCCATCCCGCGCAATAACCACGCCGCAATCGCCATCGACCAGAGTAGCGCGAAGAACCAGTTGGGTAAGGGAAAGGAGGCTATGCCGTCCGGTAATGTCGCAATCATTGAACCATCCGTTCAGATATGCCTCAACGTCTTGGTCGAGTGCGGTGTCGCCCGTGCGGGCTTGATAGGCGAGCGAGCCAGCAACGTGAACGATAAAGTGCGTGAGGATCGCCCGGACGGTGGAAAAGTTATCGTCTAAGTCCCGCGCCCGATTCATCAAGCGGATGCGCTCGGTCGTGCCGCCAAGCTGTTCGGCGGGCATATTCATCCGCGCCATCGGGCGGTTGCGCGTGACCTTGGCGGCGTCGAAGCGGGAGAAAGCGGTTAGCTTCTGACGCGCCACTTCCCGGCGCAGGGCGGTGCGCGGACTGAACAGGGCGATGGTCTGATCTACGAGATTCATTAGGAGCGGGCGCCAGAGAAGTCGGCGTAGAGCGTGCGGCGGCGGCTACCGGAGGCGCGGTCAATGGCGGCAGTGATGTCGCCCAAAGTGTTCCGCATCTCGGTTAAGTTAGCGCGAGACAGGCTGCGCCCGCCGATAGAATACGAAACGCCGTTGGTCGCCACGGCCTTGATCGCGCTCACATACTCGTCACGCAACTCGGTCAGAGTTGCAACGGGTAAGCCGTAAAAGTCGGAACGCGCCATGCAGTTGCTAAACTGTCAAAGGCCAAGCAGGCGCATGAGGACGCGAGCCGTGGCCTCGACCGACCAGACAAAGCCAAGGGCGGCGAAGCAAAAGAGCAGCGCGGGGATGGCGTTTGATTGTCGCGGCTCGTTCACAGGCCAAACTCCGTCTTGAGTTGCACGGCGAGTTTCGCCAACCGCTCAAACTCGTAGAGAAAGTCACGGGCGGCATCGCGGTTCCACTCGGAAGGGTGGTGGTATTGCGTCTTGAAGTTAAGGACGAAGGGCGGCTTCTCCTTGTCGCCTTCCCCGCTGTCCTGCTTTGGCTCCGGTTCGGGCAGGACGCCAGCGGCAACGTAGGCATCTTGCAATCCTTTGAGCGTGGGGTTCTCGGCCAAAAGTGCATCCAGATTCACTTTTGCTAACTTCATCCACTTGGCGAGGGTGCGATAGCCGCGCTCGCCAGCGTTAGCCTCAAGCCAGTTTTGAAATTCGCCGTGCGGCACAATCTCCTTCGCCTTCAAGCAAACCGCGCCAGCGTTCCAAGCGTGGCGGATGGCAAGCTCGGCCCCGGCTTGAGCAAGGGCCGCGCAGCGGTCGGCTTCGTCGGCGCAGCGGGTTAGCTCACGGGCGCAAGTGTCTGCGTCAAGGCAGAGCGTAAGGTCGAGAGACGGTGATACGAGTTGGATGTCGGTGTTGTGCATAATTTGGATTTTCTTTCTTTGTGAACGCGCAGGGCGCGCTCGCGATATGACTCGCGGGCGGTGTCAGACTTCATGTGGCGAGCGGTCGGCAGGCCAAGCTCGTCCTTGATCTGGACGATGACCTTGCTGACGGCGGCACGGGTCACGCTGTATTTCTTGGCGATCTCGGTCTGCGACTCTGGTTTGCGATTGATGACGGCTAGATAACATTCCGCCTTCATCGCCGTCTTCCGGTCGTGCGAGTTTTGCAGGGCTTGGAGCAACCGGATCGCGGCCTCGTCCCCGAAGGTGCGGGAAGAATGACCGCCGCCCTCTTGCTGCTCGTAGTCCTTCCAGAACTCGCGGAAGACTTCCAGCGACCACCAATTAAGCAGGGCGACTTGCGCGGCTAACGCAGGCGGTGGCGGGACGCGCGGGCGGGCGTCGAGGAAAACATCCTCGGCGGTATCGTGTGGAAGTTCGGGGCCGCAACTTGCTTCCGCATAGTCGGCGGCATCGGAAAACTTAGTGTCTGGATGGGCCATTACGGCCCCGGAGCGTCACGCGCATGGCGCGACTTATACAAGGCGCGAACTATTTGTCAAGCGTGTTGCTTGTCGCGCCTAAAGAAACGCTTTGATCTGTTTAAGGAATGCGTCGGGCCAAGCACCGATTGCCAACTTGCTTAACTGAGGATTTTCCGCAAGCAGGCGAGTGACCAAGGAGTGACGCTGTTGAGCTTTGGTCTCTTGCGCTGGCGACATGGCGGATGCGCCTCGACCCAAAACTCGCGGAGCGTATCTGCGCGAGCGAACCAAGCGAACGTGATTTTTCATACACGGGTAAGTTAAGGCAACCGCTTGTGTTTGTAAAGGGCAAAACGATCTTTTTTTCCTCTTTTTTTACCACCCTGTAAGCCCCTATAAATAGGGGGTTTACAGAGAGTCTTTTGCCTCATTGCGCTCGGCCTTGAGATGCTCTTCCTCGTATCGTTTGCGCTTTGCTTCTTCCTCGGTCAGTCCGTATTTCCGCATGAGGTATTTGAGTTGAGCGCGGCCCTTGCGCTGCGCGTCCTTAATCCACTGCGGTGCATTGACCTCGCCCACGCCAAGCGTATTCATGCGCTCGGCCTTGGCTCGCCTCGCCTCCCCGGACTTGATCCCGGCCAAGCGGTAATGCTCCGCGCTGCGCTTCTTCGCCTTGCCTGTCCCTGCCTTGCCGCCCCTCTTGCCGAGGGCAGCGGCGGCTTTGCTGATGGCGTCACTCATGACTTCCAGACCTCCTCCTGTTGCCAATCGGCGTAATCGTCGAGGAAGGCTTTGACGTTTTCCAGCGTTGGTTCCCCGTCCCATTCGTCGTGCCGCTCGCACTCTACGAGCCAGCCGTTGAATGACTTGGTGATGCGCTTGCCAATCGCGCGGTCGCGGGCCGAGTAGCGGTCAAGTGGGTGCGGTTTCATACGGCGGCGGGGCTTGCGGTTACGATATACTCGTCGGCGTCGAACTCGGCAAACACAAGGTTCGTCGGCTCGCAGTCGGCTTGCGCCAAGGCCAAGGCGTCCTGCTTGGTCGCTGGCACATTCCGCGCAGGGAACGCGCCCCGGAGGCGAGCGACCTTGCGGGTGTCGCGCTCGCGCTCAAGCTCGGCCTGCCATAGCTCCCATGCGTCTTCCAGCTTGCCGCGCAGGATGCGGGTCGGCGTATCGGTGTCGGCTGCGATGTCGGCGCAGACCTTGGCCCACTCCTTTTCGGAGCAGGCGAAGGGCGGGTTGGGATACTTGTAGCCGCAGCGCGGCGACCATGTGATGCGAACTCCGGTGCGGTCCTCAAAGTAGCGCACGAAGTCCTCGTCGGTTAGGTCGAAGCTAAACTCGCGCACGGCGAGCAGGGCTTCGATGTCTTGGCAGATGGCAACGGGGCCGCTGCGCTTGTATCCGGTTTGGGCGGTGAAGGTCATGGCAAGACCTCCTGCGCGTTGAGCGGCAAGACGAGTTGCGGGTCGGCTTGCTCCTTGCGGGCAAGTTGGACGGTGTGTGCGTGACGGGCCGCGACTTCGGTGAACTTGAGCACGGCGTCGAGGTCGAAGTCGTGCTGCGCGTTGAATAGCGCGGCGGCTTGGAGGATGGAGTGGATGTTCATTGCACAACTTTCCAATGGTGATAGGTGCTGGCGCGGCCCTTATACTCTCCGCGCTCAAACAGGCCAAGATAGGCAATGTATCCCTCAACGTTCTGCCCTTTTGCGGCAGGCGTCCACATATCCAGAACAGGCTTGCCCTGTGCCATTTTTTCAACTGCCTTGCGTTCGTCTTGCAACGAAGGAAGGCGGCTGCGAGATGCGCGTTGTCCGAAAAACAGCGGCTCTTTTGGTTCGCCCTTGCGGGGCCAGTGCGAAACCACAATTCGGTAGCAGTGGTCTTTCATGTTACTTCCTCCGCGCCTTACGCGCTTTGCGTTTTTCCGCTCGCTCCTTGGCTATGCGGCGGCGGACTCCATCGACGTATAGCTCGGCTGCTTCAAAGCAGACCTCGCTCTTGCTGCGGCGTCCGACTTCGCGGATGCCGATGATTCCTCCGGGGTGGAGGGTGATGACCATTTCGGCGCGGACGCCGTAGGCCGCAGGGCGAGTTACCGCTCGCCGTGCTATTGGTTTATTTAGTGTTGTCATTGGTTCTGTGTTCGTTGTGGTTCGCCGTCTGGCGTCCCATGCCGCCCCCGACTTGCGGGGGCGGGAGGGAAGTCATTGGTTGCGTCCGCAGGCGTGTTCGCAAAAGCGAATGATGCCCATGTAGTAGTCGCTCGCCTCGTCCTCGGTCATGCCCTCGGCCAACCGCGAGAACAGGTCGTGATTGCCAAGCTCCCACTGGATTTGCTGCCAATCCTCATCGCCTTTGACGAGGGGCATGGCCCAACGGATCGCATCGCGGCGAAGCAGCTTGCGATTGATTTTTGGCTGCGGGGTCGCTGCCGCTTTGATCTGCTCTGCCTCTGCCAGCAGCAGTTCCGTTTCGTCGCAGGCGGGCAAGTAGTCCCAGCCCTGCTCCTCCGCGATGATCGCGGCATCGAGTTCGGTAAGTGTAGTCATTGTTCGTCTCCGGTTAGTCGTTCCAAAACCATCCGCTATTGCCGCGCCCGCCATCGACCACGCGATGCCTCATGCATTTGTAGCCGTCCTTCTCCGCGCCCTTACCCGGCATGATCTCGTCGTTCGGATCGAAGACATCGACATAGCCGTTGTAGCCAAACTCGGACTTGATCGCCGCAGCGGTCAGCACCTTCATTGCTGCCGACATGGAAGGGAAGTGGCCGACAACTTTGGTGTCGATGCTTGCGCGGTAAATGTTCTGCGCGGCGGTGGTGTTCCCCGCGCCCGTTGTGGTGTTCTGTGTTCTCATTACCCCGCCAATTTAAGACAACCGCTTGTCTTTGTAAAGAAAAAGTTTCACCTTTTTTAATCTTTTTTTCGCACCCCCTAACCCCTTGAAAACAGGGACTTTACGCGCTCGCCTTCTCTGACGGACGCTCGGCGGCGGGAGTCAAGACCTTGGCAAGCAGGGCGGCGACGATCTGCATTTTCTCGCAGTCGCGGAGGTGATTCGGGCGGGACTTCACGACCACCCACTTCGACGCGACCGCGCCCGTCACCGGATTGCGGATGCGCTTCTTCACGGTGCTTGCGAGGTGTTCGTGCCAATCAAGCGGGAAGTCCTTCGGGAACTCCCATCGCGGCGGCTCGGTGCGGCGTAGCGCGTCGAGGATGTCTTCGCACGTAGGCGCGGAAAACTTGATGAGCGGACAAGTGCGACGAGCAAGCGTGCCGCTGTCCCATCTCCCCCCGCCTGCGGGATCGCCGCGCTCCGGGCGGGCATAGGCGCGTTGCACTTTGCGCCCGTGATCGTTCCACGTGAAGCTCTCGTTGTCCGATCCGCGCAGGGCAACCCATCCGAAACGGCAGCAAGCGAAATAGACCTCGCGCGAGGCAAAGGCGGAATCGACAAAGACGCACGGCGGGCGGATTTCGTTTTCCTCGCGGATGCGCTCAAGATCGTCCCAAGTCTCGACGCGCCCCGCCCATCTTCCCCGGCTGCGTCCGTCCTTCGACCAATCGCGGATGACGGCCCAGAAGTGCCGCCCGCCTTGGTCTTGAACGTCCACGGTCATCGCGGAGAACTCGGCTTCCTCCCATCGGTCGCCGCTCATGTAATCGCTCGCGCTCGCCTTGACCTCCTCGGCCTTGTCTGCGTCATCGACCCACGGCTCGGCCAGCGCACCATTGATAAAGTCCTGCAAGCCCAAGAGGGAGGCTTTCTGACGCAGGAACACGACCGCAAGCTCGCCAAAGCCGCACGACCGCCACGGGGCGTATAGCGAATTGAGGTGATAGCTGCGGCGTCCTTGCGCGGCGTTCGGGTTCATTGGTCGCCACTCCCCGGCGCGAAGCATCCGGGTCTTGTGTCCGTCGCGGATTTGTCCTTTGCAAGCCTCGCACTCGTAGTAAGCCGAGGCCCGCACGGCATCCTCGTTCCATGCGCCGTCATCGCCGCGAGCGGCGGCGTCCCATTTTACTTGCGTCCATAGCAGGCGTTGCATCGCTTCGCAGTGCGGACACGGGACGAAAAAGAAACGCTGATCGCCTTGCTGAAAGGCTTGCCAGATTTCCCCCTCCGGGGTGGTCGGCGTCGAGGACTTGACGCGCAGGGCGTTGGTGTAGGCTTTCGTGCGGTTCTCGGCCAAGGCCACGGCCCCGGCCTCGCGTTCGTTCGGCGTGGCGAATTTGTCCGTTTCGTCCATGACCAACAAACCCGCAGGACGCGAGGCAAGGTTGGCGGGAGAGTTAGAGCCGATGAAGGTCAGCGTGCAGTCGCGGAATTGCTGCTCCAGCGTCTTGAAGCGATGCACGTTTGAAGGCTTAAGCGCGCGGAGTTTGTCGCAGTCATCGACCATCGGTTGCCAGCGGTTCTCGCTAAAGCTCCGCGCTAAGTGTTCGCTCGGCATGACCCAGATAGTCGGCACGGGGTTGTTCGCCATGCGCCATGCCGCGCCGATCATCATTGCCGTGGTCTTCGATGTCTGCGACCCGAAGCACAGGGCGAGGTCGGTCACGCGAGGATCGGCAAAGCAATTCAGCGGCTCGCGGATGTAGGGCGTGAGCAGCGTCGAATACGGCCCCGGCGTTTCCGTCTGGCGGCGGGTTAGGACGATTTCATCTTCGGCCCATTGCCAGACCTCGCGGGTATCGACCGGGGCGAAGACATCGCGGAGGCTACGCTCAAGCTGGCCTTCAAGTGTCATGCCTCTATGACCCATCCTGCGAAGTCACCAAAGCGGAATATCTCGGTCGCGGGTTCGATCTCGCGCGGGTTAATTGGACGCTGCACTCCACCAAGGGAAAGCTCCTTGGCAAGAATCTCGCGGGCATCGACTCCTGCCGCCGCCTTACCCGCAAGCGCAAGACGCCAGAGGACAGTCGCAACGTAACCGGACGCAGGCTCGCATTTGTCGAAGATGACGATTGCCCCGCCCGGACGAAGGCGCGAACGGAGGCGAGCGACAAACTCTCCGCGCTTTGATGGAGGGACGAACATCAAGCAAAGGAAAAGAACGGCGAGGTCAAAGGGCTGATAGTCGAAGTCGGCGGCATCCGCTACCACAAGGCGACCGGGGCCGCAGTATATGTCTGCCATAGCTGCCGAGTTATCTATCGGCACAATCTCCGCTTTGCGCGAGGCGAGCGTGTCGGCCAAGGCGTTGCCGATATTCCCCGTGCTTGCGCCT